TATCGGGACTTTATAAAAATGGTAAATAAACTTGAAAAGGTTCCGTATATTGTATACAATTGGAAAGTTGATAGCATATCAAAAGCTATTCACTTTATAAATAACAAAAGGAGGTAACTATGCAGTACGACAACTTTATTACCCACAGTATAGACTTATACATGGGTAAGCCAAAGTCAGGCAAGACAATGATTGCTGGAAGTTATCCGAAGCCTTTATTGTATGTCTCTGTCGGTAACGATGGCGGTGGTCGAGTCCTTCTCATGAAATACAGAAGTGACGTAGAAAAAGGTTTAATTAAAGTTAAAAACCTTAGAAACGACCAACCAGTCAACGGTATGATTAGACAGACGTCATGCGAAAAGCTTGCGGTACTGCTTGCAGAATTAAGAAAACCTGACGCAGACAAGTACAAGACTATTGTAGTAGACACTGTAGGTTCGTTACAGGACGATTACAAGAGTTATCTTGAACTTAAAAAGAAAGGTGTTCCACTTTCACAACAAGAATGGGGTGACGTTGGAAGAATGGTCCTTAACTTAAAGGACAATATGAAACGTTTCTCCGAAGAAATGGGTGTTCAATTTGTATGGATAACTCACACAAGAGAACAAGAGGTCTATGAAACGTCAGGTCTTAACAAAGAAATTAGAATAGTTCCGGATTTGACAATCGCAACAGGAATTAAATATATGAAGGATGCTTCCAATATATTTTATTGTTGCAGAAAGACAGTCATAGAACCTAACGGTGAACGTAAAGTTAAGTTTCTTACTTACGTAGGTCCTCACCCTTTGATGGACACAGGCACAAGAGATATTGCTTTGGAAATGGGTTCTTTCATAGAGGACTTTACTTATGACAAGTGGCAAAAAATGGTAAATGCAAATTCCATAGAGGCTGCTAATGTGTTAACTATTGAAGAAAACGTAGAAAAAAATGAAGTCGAAGAGGCAAAGGAGTAAATAATTATGATTGAAAAATTTAGCGATTACGAAGGTGGTTTTCTTAACTGTGAAGGCGAGTTCATTTTTAAAATCGAAGAGGCTGAAATTAAACAGTCCAAGAAAGGTGACGACATGGTAGAGTTGCAGGCTAAATGTTCACAAGGTACTACAACTCTTAGGCATAGTCTTTTGCCGAAAGCAAGATGGTCTTATAATAACTTGATTAAAGCTTGTTTACATCTTAACACTCCGGAAAAGATTGCAGCATTTGAGTGTGACTATCATACAATTCACAATCAGCTTATTGGTAAAACTTTCATCGGAACTGTTAAAGAAGAAACGTACATGAAAGAAGTTAAAACTCCTCTTGATGATGGAACTTTTGCAACTGAACAAGTTCCTTCCGTATCTTACAAAGTTGTAAATTATTCCGAAGTACAAGAATAAATATAATGGAGGCTCGAAAGAGCCTTCTATATTGCGGTTTAGTTTAACGGTAAAACTACGGAATTTGACTCCGTTGATACAAGTTCAACTCTTGTAACCGCAGCCACTACTTTAATTGCACATTGTGAGGTGATTAAAGATAGCTTATCAAAATCTCTTGTTGAAATGTTCGTTGATTTTGATAAGTTTATGGGAGTGTATCTCAAAGGTAGAGTCGGTTGTGCACAGCGAAAGCAACCCCGGTGAACCGGTATGCAGGTTCGAGTCCTGCCACTTCCACCAGAATTTTGTAGGAGGACATTATGAGAAAGACTGAAACGGTAAAAGTAGAAGAACCTATTAAACGTATATTTAAGCAATACGGTTGTTACGTTTACAAGAATGTACAAAATGTATTTACTGAACGTGGACGACCCGACTTGACTGCATGTGTTCCAGTTAAGATAAAAACTTTGATAGAGTTGTATGGTTTAGATGCTGAAATAGGAGTATTTGTAGGAATTGAATGTAAAGTAGATGAAAACAAATACGATGCAACAGAAG